TTTCGATATTCAAGGGGGTTAAAACCAAAGGATACATTAGTACAAAATAAAAAGTGCGTTTTTTGCACAACTATGGCCGATTCTGCGAAGTGGCCGAAAAACGAAACGTACCATCAGGTATAATTCCGGTTCCATTATTTCAATGACTTTGTGGGTCTGCCCTCGATTAAGGTTAATCGTGCCTCTAAATCATTTAACCTATTATATACATCGCGCGGCGAACGCATTTGACGGCTGTAGTATGATATGCCGTACCATATTTCCAGAATGTCTTCAGGCTCTATAATGATTGGCGGGTATTCACCTAAGTGCCGCTGGTTGTCACTGTTCAATACCAGTTTGTTTTCTATGTGCACCCGGTTGATGACCCGCTTTACTACTATGCCTTCCTGCTTTGTAACTATCACATACACACGGTCATCGCGCAATTCGTTGAAATTTTCAACGTATCGGCCAAAGATGATGTCGGACTCCTGAAACGTTGGAACCATGCTATGCCCGAATATTTCAAATGCGCGAAATGTGCCATTGGCCATGCCGGGCATATTATAGGTTGGTAATGATTGAATATACTCCGGGTCTTCATACCCGGCTAAGTATCCTGCGCGAGCGCGAATGGGAACCAAAACCACGTTATCCCGGCCTTGGCTATCAACAGTTACTACTTTGGGTATTCGATTTCCATAGTCGGTAGCGGGTTCATTGACCAATGGATTACCTATTAGGTTACCCTTTACATTACCTTTTTTCTGATTTAAGCGGTCGGTGATTAGGTTACCCAAAAGGGTATCCGTAGTAATTCCGAAAAACTTTGAAATCTTCAGTAATGTGGAGAATCTCGGCTCTGTTTTGCCCCTTTCATAATCGGATAGGGTTGCGCGGGAAATACCCACTTTATCGGCTAATTCGTCCTGATTCAGCCCTTTTTCTTTCCTCAATTCTTCGAGGTTCGTTCCAAATTTGGTCATAGAGCAATTCTTTTGTGGAATTTCTTTGCATTTAATGTGGAGATTCTCCACATTTGAAATGTATTGTTAAACGCGACAAAAACGAAGGTAGCAAACCTATGGGAAAAACAAATTACACGGGCGGTCAACGAGATGACACAGCCAAGATTATCGGCAAAATACATGGGGTGTCTGCTGACTATGTGAGGAAGGTAATGAAGGGAGAACGCGAAAATGAGGACATAATGGCCAGCGTGATCGATTTCCGGATGGGAAAGACCAAACTGATAAAGTCTATTGAACAGTTGGTGCCAATTCACTCAAACTCGGAGAAGGCATGCAAGTAAAAAAGACCAAGACCGGGAAGATATCGATGCGGCTTGATCTGATTGAGCGCACCAAGCTCTACCACATGCTTTGCAATTTTCTTGAAAGTGAATCCCCAACAATTCAACGCACGAAGCTGGAGAAGTACAACGATGTAACTCTCAAACTTTATTACTACACCCTGAATGAGTTGTTGATTGGCATGTCCTTCAAACTCGAATCAGCAGAAGAAAAAAAAATTGTCATACCGACTTCACAGGCTTTGGCTTCGCTATGGATGCTGCGCGATGTTGATGAGGATATGACATTGATACTTATAAAGTCCGGACTTCACAAAATTTTAAGCTAATGACTGAACTGCAAAGGAACGAAGCGAAGAAAGAAGAGACGATGAAAGAAATCTCTGAATTACAAATGAAGCTGACGATAGCAATTGAAAATCACGATTTAACCTATGCCCACGAATTGGAGATTGAAATTGATACCCTTCAACAAAATTACTCACGACTAAACACCCGCGCATGAAGCTGATCAATAATATACTGTACATCGAATTTGCTGAGTTGGTTGACTGTGGTGTGAGTGCAAACTACCTGCGCAAAGCCAAAAGTACCGGAACAAAGTGCTGGACTTTTATTGATGACCCTGCCGATAAGCGTAAGGTTCTCATTCAGTTTGACGCGATGAAGGATGAGTATAAAAAGAAAGTGGAGGCCCGATTAGGCAATCCACATGAACGCATGGCGAAGCAACCCATACGTAACCTGATCAAATGGGACGATAAAGCGGAGGAATTTTATCTAAGCTACCGATACAACGGAAGTGACAATACACCAAAGCCTTTGCCCATTGAACACGTAAAAAAATATACTGGTGCAGCCAACTTTCTGAACATGCTGAAGCATGTGAACGATGATAAAAAAGCCCTGAAGGAATTATTGAAACTGAACCTTGAACAGTTCTACATCCACGCTCTTGAAATGATTGAGCAGGATAAAATTGACCTACCAACAAGCTACCGCAGACTTTTAGCCAAGCGCAAAGAATACGAAACGAATGGTTATGCATCGCTGGTTGACTGGCGATTTGGAAATACGATAGCGGCAAAGGTGAAGGATGAGCTAAGCCAGTCTACGCTTATTGAAATGCTGAAACACCCGAACCAGTACGATGATGTTTTTATAACGATGCAATACAATGCCTGGGCGAAGGAGAACGGATATAAGATGATAGACCCCGCCACGGTTGGAAACTGGAGAAGGAAGAACGAAGGCGAGATTGTAATGTACCGCGAGGGTAATGCTGACTTGAAAAACAAATTCTTGAAGCAAGCCAAGGGTTACAGGCCGACCGCTCCGCTGTTGATGCTTGAGAGCGATGACAACTATCTCGATTTACTTTTCATTGACCCGAACGACACCACGAACCATAAATTCTTCCACAAATACAAAGCCATTGTAGTGATGGACAGCTTTAACGATTACGTTTTAGGCTATGCTTACGCAGAACAGCTGAGTATTGAATTGGTGAAGGCGGCTTACTTGAGTGCGATGTATTATGTGCGAAGCCTGACAGGAAATTGGCACTTGCCGCATGAAGTAAAAACGGATAGATGGGGCATTGAAAGTTTACGTCCCTTCTACTCTGCCCTTGGTAAATATGCTGACACACCTGTGGGCAGTAAGAACCGGGGATACATTGAACAATTATTCAGTTCCCCACATTGGAAACGCTGCCTGAAAATTGGCGCGAATAATTACACAGGTAATAACATGGGCGCGAAATATCGCGGAGTGAATCAGGAAGTTTTGAACCGGAACAAGAAGGATTATCCACTTATTGGCAACGAGGCCACCACGCAAATAGAAAATTTCTTTCACCGCCTTCGCTTTATGCCACAAAGCAACGGAGTGAGCAAGCATGACCAATGGTTGAGTGCCTTTAATGCCATGCCTGTGGAACGGAAACGCCTGATAAACGATGAACAATTCTTACTGAAGGCTGGCATTGAACACAACAATCATGGCAAGGGCATACGCATAACCAATCGGGGAGTTGAGCCGCAAATAAATGGTGTGAAGTATAGCTATGATCTGGAAACCGACAGGCCATTGATGGAATATATAGGCAAGCCGGTAAGTATTATGTATGACCCCTTCGACATGAGTCGGGTGTTGGTAACTGACTTTGACAAGGTGCGATTGATAGGCCGTGAAGCCCGATTGAGTCCACGCGCGATGCAAGATACTCATACGGACAGCCGCACTTACCTGAATGCCATACTGAATGAAAAGAAGAGTGATGTAGAAATGATTGCCAGCAAAACAGCGCGGAGAATTGAGGTGATGGAAAGCGCAGGTGTGGATTCTGAAAGTTTGCTACAGGCTGGCGTGATGGTTAAGGAACTGAAACAAGATGCTGAGCAACGATTCCTTCAACGCTCGGTGACAGGCGTGGAAAGTGAAGGGGACTACTTAGATCAAATGTAAAACAAACAACCCCGACCGCGCTAACGGTCAGGGCCACTTAAATAAATCGAAAACTTAAAAACAAATTTATGACAGATTCAGCGAAAAAGGAAATTCAAATGTTGCTCAAGCATTTTGTTGAGCAGTATCCGAGCCAAGCCAAAGCGGTGAATGCTTTGAAGGGCGTGAGCGAAGCCACCATTATCAACATTCGCAAAGGTGAATGGGAAAGCATTAGCGATGATATGTGGCGCAACGTAGGCAAGCAAGTTGGCTTCAGCAACAAAGGTAAATGGCAAATGGTGGACACTGCCGCCGCCAAAACTTTGGTGAACTTCTTTGATGATGCACGGGAATACGGAAATGTATTTGCCATAACAGCCGAACCGGGTAGCGGTAAATCATTCATCAGCGAATGGTATGAAACCAAGCGTGATAATGTTTATACGATCAGCTGCTCTGAGTATTTCAACCGGAAGGTATTCCTTCAACAGATACTTCAGAAGATAGGCAAGACCAACACCGGACTGAACGTGCCTGAAATGATGGACTTAATTGTGGAGACATCATTGAAGAAGGAAAACCCATTGCTGATACTTGACGAGTTTGACAAGGTATCGGATTCTATTCTCTACTTCTTCATAACGCTTTACAACAGGCTGGAAGGAAACATGGGCATTGTGATCATGGCCACCGAATACCTGAGCAAGCGCATACTGCGCGGCAGGAAGATGAACAAGAAAGGATATGCCGAAATCTACAGCCGTATAGGCAGGCGCTTTGTATTGCTGCCAACACCAACTCAGAAGGAAGTGACGGAGATAGGCAAGGCCAACGGCATAAACGACCCCCAAGACCTACACTATATATATAATGAATGTGAAGGGGACTTGAGACGTGTGAAACGGGCTATTCACAAATGCCGCATGAAGGCAGCGAAAAAAGCCGCTTAAAAAACGCTTAAAACCGCTCAGGATGGAAAAGGAACTACTAAAGACTAAGAACGGACGCAAGGAACGGGCCGAGGCCCTGAAACTGGCCGTGTGTGTTTTGCTGAATTGGACTGAAGAACAGTATGGCCAGTATGTGTATGACTGCGGAATCGAATATCTAAATGAGTACCTGGACGAAGATGCCTACAGCATAACCGTGCTGGAAAACAGCCGGATATTCTGGACGTGGTGGAAGAACCACTTTGCCACCCGTGATGAAATGTTTATTGATCTGAACCGCCGCTGCCCGGTGCGTAGCAATGAATTGCGCGATCAGCTTTATAAGCACTACAACGAACCGAAGATGCTTGCAGCATGCATACACCCCAACAGCGTGGTGTTGAATGAAAGCTATGCGATGATGATGAAGGAATTGATTGCAACCGAAACCCAAAAGGCATGAAACGATTTTGGATAAACTGGATTTGCTTCCTCGTGTATACGGCAATCTTTTGGACTGGCGGAATCTGGATAGCTGATTTTATTCATCAGGCAGTTTACGTGTACCTGTTTGCCACGGTTTGGATTATCATGGTTCTGTCATCTGGCCTCACTTTATTTTCAAAAGTATGAGCATTGAATATAAGTGGGATATGCCCGTGAACATGAGCACCCGAACGCTGGCACAGATACAGCTGCTTGATGAGGTATGCCGGGAGTTTAACTGTGAACGTGCGGACATTAAAAAGATAACCCGCAGACGCGAGCTTGTGGATGCGCGAAGTGTGTATGCCTACCTGTTGCATAAGCATTTGCACTACACGGTTGTAAGGATTGGCGAAGAAATCAACCGGAATCATTCATCGGTAGTGTGTGCTTTGCGCCGTGTTGAAAGCTACATCCGCATGAAGGACTTCGTGAAGGATTCGCTTGAGAGTATTGAAAACAATTTTTTAACCATAAATAAAAACCTATGACAACTACAACAAAGAAAGACCTGAAACGCGCTGAAGAACTGATGACAGTTTTTGCCCAGGCAACCGAAAACCGTAAAGCCCTACAGGATCGGATTAAAAACGAAATGGATGCGTACAACAAGAACATCAAGGAATCGGAGGCCGAACTGATTGAGATTGGTGAGCGCATTCGCGATGAGTTTAATGCCGAGGGCAACCTGATGCTGGAGCATGGATACTTGCACGTAGCCAATAGCGCAGTGATTGTGAAGAAGAGAAATTTTGACTTGCAAAATTTCTACGAGGCGCATCCTGAATTATTGAACATCGATTTCAAGAAAGCCGATGTGAAGAAAGCTTTTCAAGACAAAGATTTGAGAGAGGAGCTTTCAAAGCTTGGTGTGACCATCGACAACGAACAATCGCTACAGGTGATTGCCAATAAGAAATCTTAAAGAAGGGGAGCCGAGGATTAATAACATTCCCTTGTCGGGGACTGAGTGGCAAAGCATTCTATTGCAAAACGGATTGACCCCTTCCCGTAGCTGGAACGGAAGTAAACAATTCTTGCAAATGAACAAACCTCTCCAAGGCTGGCAACACATGACGGAGGAATGCTATTTGTAAAGTTGGAGGTGCAAGTCCTCCGTGCTGACAGCGGGAAAGACTGCACACAGTGAGTACGGTATTGGGGGTTCGACTCCCCCGCTCACTACCAATTAAAGCAGGGTTAAGCGACCCTGAATGATTGAATAAGTGGGGGGCTTTTGCCCCTTTTAATGTAAAACTCTAAAACCAAAAACAATGAACACAATCAAAAATGAACAGGACGTAATCGAGCGCATCAACTCCATCGCTGACGTTCTGAGTGAACTTGGAGAAGAAGATCAAGACGTGGTTGACTATAGAAAGTTGACCATGGTATTTGATTCGGAACATCATCTCGTCAACTACATGTTGGCAATCCTGATCGTAAAGGCTCTTAATGAAAAGAGAGTGCCAGATTGGAATGATGGACTATGGAACAAGTGGTTTCTCTGGTTCTTTATGGGCGGTTCTTCCGGCTTCCGGTGTGACGGCTTCGGTAACTGGGGCTCGAATTCGGATGTCGGCTCTCGCCTTTGCTTCATGGAGAAAAGACTTGGCACTCACGCGGCTTCAAAGCCAGAGTTCATGAGGGTGTTTGAAAATTTTATGACCATTAAACAATAATTGAAAATGAAGAATATCAGCAAACTCACATTCATTCAGGCTTGCAAGCTTGAAGGCTTAGATTCAAAAAAGGTAGAGGACGGCCTTAACAAGTCTTTTACTTTTTTCAGCAAGAAAGATAAGGCAGCAATGATTGCCCATACCATGTGTGTCATCATGGTAAAGGCTGCCAACCGGATTGCAAATGGCGGCAAAGAATGGATTGCCGACTTCACCAACGATGAGTATAAGTACGAGGCGCGTTGGTGGCATCTGGGCGGTTCTTCCGGCTTCCGGTATGACGACTGCGATACCCGGGGCTCGGGTTCGGGTGTCGGCTCTCGCCTTTGCTTTAAAACATACAATGCAATGGTTGACCTGACTTCGAATAAGGTTTTTGTGAAGTTGTGGAACCAGTACGCATTGTAAAGTAAAAATAGGTTGTGCGATGGTTGGGCGGTTCTTCCGGCTTCCGGTATAACGACTACGATAACTGGAACTCGAATTCGAATGTCAGCTCTCACCTATGCAAAAGACATGCTGTCGCAGACCTTGCCTCTTGGCAAAAAAACACAGGACTAAAAACAAACCAAGGCGTTGGTAGCGAAAGCGAAGGCGACTTGAAGAAAGCAAAGGATGAAAAGAATAGGTAACATATACGAGCAGATCACAAGCCTTGTTAACCTTCAGGAAGCTGACAGGAAAGCACAGAAGGGAAAGACAAGCCAGTATGGTGTGATCAAACACAATCTGAACCGCGAGGGAAATTTGTTTATGCTTCAGGACATGCTACAAAGTAAATCGTACCGCACATCTGATTACGACATATTTACGGTGCATGAGAAGAAAGAACGCATCGTGTACAGGCTTCCATTCTTTCCTGACCGCATTGCGCATCATGCTATCATGAACGTGTTGGAGCCGATCTTCGTCAGCACCTTCACGGCAGACACGTACAGTTGCATCAAGAAGCGCGGCATTCATGCGTTACTGAATAATCTCAAGCAAGATTTGAAAGACGCTCCGGGAACTATGTATTGCCTGAAGTTTGACATTAAGAAATTCTATCCAAGTGTGGATCATTACGTGCTCAAGCAGTTGCTCCGAAGGAAATTTAAAGACAAAGATTTGCTGTGGCTGCTTGATGAGATTGTTGACAGTGCGCCCGGTCTGCCAATCGGTAACTATCTGAGCCAGTACCTGGCTAATTTTTATCTGAGCTACTTCGATCATTGGCTGAAGGAAGAAAAGCGAATGAAATACTATTACCGTTATGCCGATGACATTGTGATTCTGCATCACGACAAAGCTTTCCTTCACGCCCTGTTGGAAGACATTAAACATTACCTCGAAGAACTGAAACTGGAAGTGAAAGGAAACTGGCAGGTATTTCCGGTTGAAGATCGCGGCATTGATTACGTGGGCTATGTATTCCGACACAAATACATCAAGGTGCGAAAGGGAATCAAAAAGAGCTTTGCCCGAAAGCTCAAAAAGCATCCTCAGCGTGCAAGTATAGCATCCTACAAAGGATGGTTAAAACACGCAAATGCAAAACACCTAACTAAAAAACTATTACAGCATGAACAACTTCAGTGACTTCAACATCGCTCCGGTACTAGCGAAGAAATTTGTGGGCGATAAAATCCAGATCAACAACGTGCTTAACGTATCAATTCGAGTTTTGGACTTTAAAATTGAGCCATCAAAAAAGAAAGAGGGAACGGACTACCTGCACCTTCAGATTGAAAAGGGTGGAGATAAACGTGTGATTTTCGTTGGCTCAAAAAATTTGATTGAGCAGATCAAGCTGGTTCCACGGGATAAGTTCCCATTCACCACGACAATCAGGCTGAACGGTCAATGTGAATTCACCTAAACAAAATTATTTATGGATAAAGTTATTTCAATTCAGCAACCCTTTGCTCAGACGGTATGTCTTGGCATTAAGAAAATAGAAACCCGCAGTTGGGTAACGAAGCATCGCGGTTTATTGCTCATTCATGCCACGATGAGAGCCGACTTCACGGCAATGGAATGGTTCTATCAGAAACCATTGAGCAGGTATCGAGAAGCCATCTCAAAGGATATGCAACTCGGCGCAATCATTGGTAGTGTAATGTTGATGGGCATAAAGCCAGCGATTGAATTGATACCCAATCTTACGCCCGTAGAGAAAGCACTGGGTTACTATGCAAATGATAGCTTCGGATGGATTTTGGAAGAACCAAAATTATTTGACAAGCCAATCTTCATGCGTGGCCAACAAGGACTCTGGAGTTTTGACATGGAGGAGGTGCAACATGGTTAGCATGACTGGAAACGTTGAGCCATCGAAAACGCACGTGATGCTTGATAAAGAAATGCTGGATGCAGTTAAGTATTTTATTGAAAGTGTTTGGCTAATGCGTGAGGCTCAATTTGAACTTCTAAAAAAGCCACTTGACGAAGAAGCAATAATTCTTTGTACGAAATATGAAATGGACGTTGATATGCAACTGTCCATTCTTGTGAAGCAAGAAGATAAAGAAAACCCACAACCCAACCCTAACCTACCTGATGGCACGAGTACTCGGACTGAAACAACTACTGGCAAAGACGTATGATTTTCTTGATGAATTGCCAGATAAAATATCACTGAGCTTCGGAAGGCTGACTTCAAACTTCACAATGATTGTGTGGGGTTTGAGTGCCAACGGAAAGAGCAATTTTCTGATGCAATTTTTACCACCCCTCATGCCATACGGTAATGTGCTGTATGTTGGACTTGAGGAAGGATTTGAATCTACAATGCAAATTCTCGCAAACAGAAACCTCAACAGCGATCAACATTCGGGGAAAATTCAATTTGCCGATTCTGAAATGACTTATGATCAGCTAATCATAAAGCTAAAAAAAAAGAAATCCCCACGCTTCATTGTGATCGACAGTTTACAGTACTGGAACATCACATACGAACAATACAAACGACTAAAGGAAATGTTCAAGCGAAAGACATTCATCTTCATAAGCCACGCTGACGGGAAATTACCATCCGGCAAAGTTGCCAAGGATATCATGTACGACTGCGGAATTAAAGTTCGTGTTGAGGGATTCATTGCATTTGTGAAGAGTAGATATGGAGGCCACAACCCGTACATCATTAACGAAGAACTGGCAAAACAGTATTGGGGAGCTAAGTATAAAAAGGTAACGAAGAGTTATGTAAGCGCACTTCCAAGAATGGCAATACAAGCAATCATGAACGAAAATGTAACGATAGGATGAAACGGTACAACATTACATCACCATCATTTGCCGGAGAGATCAATGTGCTATATGGCGAAGGGAAATTAATGTACATCGATTTTCTGAAATGCGAATTGAGTGATACGCAGATGAGCTACTTCAAAGATCGCTTGCCGGTGACGCTTGAACCAGAAAACAGTGAAACGTTATTGACATTCTTCGGTGTAAGCAAACTGAACATTGCAGAGGAAGGTTACTTTGTTTCATTCGAACAATTTTGGACACGCTACAATCTAAAACGGAACCGCGAACGGTGCGAGAAGCTTTGGGCAAAACTCAGTGAAGCTGATCGCACAAATGCATATTTCAAGCTTGGACAGTATGAGCGCCATTTGAGCCTGAACCCTTGGAAGACGAAGTCCGATCCTGACACATACTTACGCAACAAATACTGGAACAACGATTATAAAAATTGAGCCATGAAATCAATCGAGCTATTGAAACGGATTATTAAAACGCCTTTCATTTTCAGCAGCGAGCAAAAGAGGGCAATTGCTAAATATAACCTGCTGGAAAAAATGAAGCGCAGAAACAGGAAGATTTTGAAACGATCACAAACCAAACTTGAATTATGACAACGGAAGAAAAAATTGAAAGGATTCGGGCAATCGATAAAGAAACGCTCAAAATTGAAGAACTAATCAAAATGATGCTCAGCACTGAATTTGACGCAGTAATTTTTAAAAGCTCAAGTAATCCGGTGCAACAAATTGAAATCAACGGTGAGTATGTTGACAAAATCAAAACTGATGTAGTTGGAGTATTTGAAGAGGCGAAACTAAAATTGATCGATGTAGCAAAGAACTTAATGAAACAGGATAAACGATGAATTGGATACAATCCAACCAACTACGAGCCATTCACGCATTGCTGAATGACAACAACCTGAAGGATGAAAAGGACAGCATTGTGCAAGCCTTTACCGCAGGAAGAACAACGCACAGCAGCAAGATGACTAAGGGCGAAGCTGCTGCCCTTATCGGCCACTTAAAGAGCCTTGACGAAACGGACAAACGTGCCACTAAAATGCGCAATAAGATTTTGAGCATTGCCCATGAGCTTGGCTGGACGAAGTTACTCAAATCGCCCATTGGCAACCCGGACGTGAAGAAGGTGGACATGGAGCATGTGAACAATTGGTGTTTACAGTACGGCCACAAAAAAAAGAAGCTGGACGATTACGATTACAACGAATTGCCTATGCTGGTAACACAGTTTGAAGAAGTTTATAAAAACCAATTGAAATAATGAAAGCAAACGACTTAACATTTTTGAAAGTAGACGAAGGTGAAGGACAGAAATTAACCTGCATGATCTGTGGCAACTCGCACGTGACCGAACATGAACGTGCCAACTTCCTTTATGTATCTATCCAGATCGCGGCAGGTGCAACGATGGAACTACATGTATGCACCGACAAATGCGAAAAGAAGTTTAAGCACATGAAGGAAGCTGATGTAGCCCTGAAGAATATGATCAGCGCAATGAGACGTAGACACCGTATGGCATCAATAAAAAAAATGTGATTATGAAAATAAACAGAAAGAAAGTCTACGAACGCGAGGAAATGCTTGAGGCTTTCCTTGGGGGCATGATTGCCGGGGCATTCATTTGTCTCATTTTGGTTTTACTTCAATGACAATGGTGTTTGAGATATTTCAATTAAATTTACTGACACTATGAAAATCACAACATTATTCCTCCTTCTTTTCGCACAAATAGTGAGTGCGCAGGTTTCAATGCCTACGCAGGTTAAATCCTTGAAGGACGTAACCGCGCTTGTCAGCAAATCCGTGAGCGGCTACCGGCTGGAGAGGGCTGACACAGCCGTAGCGAAATACAAAACGGTGTATCTTCAATATGTTGCTGACAATAAGGTGATCTATGTTCGATTTTTTAAAGGCGATGGCTTTTACGAGTTCAACCAGATTAGCGGATCATTTGACCAAATGCTGATCTTCTGGAAACAGTATGTGCAGCCAATGGCCACGGAGAAGATCAAAAACATTCAACAGGAAGTTGTGATGTGGCCCGAAAAGAATAAGCGATTTGTGTTCTTTAAAAGCGGTAGTGAGTGGGTAATAACCGTTCGTTCCTAAGGAAACATGAAATTGGATGAACAAACAAAGACTGTTTTTTTGGGGATTAGGCTCCTTTACTTTATAGATACAGCCAAAAATTTGATCAAAGCAGAATTGAAATTGATTCAGCTGAGGGGTCTTTTGGAAGCCCTCGAAATATCGGAAAGAATCAAAAATGATTTTGCCGACAAATACGATGGAGAAAAGTGGTATTCATTTGTACACAAAACTGTTGCGTATTATGCCAGACATGAGCAGAAATACATTAACGAAACCAATAATGCATCAACTGAAGTATTAAGCTTTCCTAAAAAGACACTTGAGAATTGGGATCAAATCAGGAGTTCAAAGCTTGATAAAATAAGAAAGTAGAATAGCTTTTTTTCATAACTCAACCACCTTCTCTCACAAAATTTCGTTATTTGTGCTATGAGCGAAGTACGAGGACAACAAAAGCTATTTGCAGATGTGTTTCTGACACCTCCGGAGCTTACCGTGCAACGCCAAGGACGATCTGAAGAACTTATTGGTCAACGTAACGAATGCCTTATAGCCCGTTATTACTACCACGGCAAGTTTGGAGAAAAACGCTACGACAGCATATTAAGCGAACTTCAAAGCGAGTTCTTCATTGAAGAGTTCACCATTCAGAAACGCATTTCTGAGAATTACGAGCTTCTACTTTCCCTGAAGGCTCAACAACCCACTCGCGATTTCTTCAAAAAAAAATGGCCGCACTTGGTGTGGCCATAGGTTCCCCCATTTCAATACAATCCTATTCAGGAATGTTGATTTCGGTTTCAACTTCCAAAGTCGCTGCACGTTTGATGTACGCCGGCAAATTGCTGTTGTCTTCGTATTGTGTTGCATAATTGATTACACGCACACGCAAGCCTATACTGTCGGCCTGATCGCTGGCACTTAAACGTTGCTCAGTACCAGCATTGAAACGCATTAAAGGCATTGTGTAATCTGTTTGAAAACCCTGCACTGCCTCATGTACCAGCTGCTCAATGGCATAGTACTCAATTGCCTTATCTCTAACATCATCAGGAGCCCCAACGTGTGATTTTGAAAACGGTGCAAAGCCCAGGCGAAGTTGCACGGTAATATCTCCCATTTGTGAAAGCTCCGCGATGTTGGTGTAATTGGCCATTGGGAAGTCAATCAGCACGCAAGGAAAGCTTACAGCCGGACGATACTCGAATTGTTCAAGCTGTCCAAAATCCTGATCGATCCATTTTATTGCTGGAACTTTATCCTTGATGTGCTTTGAAAGGTCGATGAATAGCTGACCGAAGTATGAATTTGTTGCCATTGAGTTTTTGGTTTAAGATTTAAGGGAATAGGATCAATCATCGTAATCGGGAAGTTCGACAGTTTGACCAGCGAGCTCATGGGTTGAGTCTGTCAAGAACTGAATAAATCCGCCTATGACATAAGAATGGCACACAATGTCTTTGCCACGTTTTGTATGGTGAACAACGATTGATGGTGATACCGTTGGCTTTGTCATGCTGCCGTTGAATTCCCAACGGTAATCTATAGCATGATCACACTGACATCCTGGGCAATGAAAATAGAGCTTGTTTAAGTTCTCGCTTTCAGGGACTATTTTGAATTTCATGGTCTTATAAATTTGTTTTCTTTCATAAACTCAGCCAAAGCCACGCGCTTTAACCTCGCATTGAGGTATGGACTTGGCCCCATAAACCGGCGTTGAGGAATGCGCATGTCGATTCTTCGTTGATGGCCTGACACAGTCGTTCCGTTTCTTCTTGTAAAACCCTTCACGGTTTGAATTACACCAAGCCGCAAACCTTCGTTGTGTGCCCTTGCGTACTTCACATCTGAACCAATGGCTACCATATTTGCAGAAACGTGCGTGATTCGGATTGACCTTCTCAACCTGCCTACACCAATGAGAATGTTTTTTCCTCCAAACTTTTTATTACCCCAAGATTGCTTCCGTGGTAACCATCGCTGAAAGGTGTTGCCCATGAAGCCTTGCATGCGGAAATTGTCCAGCGTGAAGTTTACAGCCTCATTGCCGACGATAACCGGAAGCCGAGCAAACACACTGCGGAACTTTCGTTCAACTTCTAATATGGCCTGATGGATTTCCATTTATGGTTTGAATGAATCTTTTACCGAATCCGGCAGACCTTCAAAGTATGCGTGGCCCGGAGGGAAAATAAGACCGCGCTGACCAAGGTTTGTGCGGAACATGGCCGGAATTTCAGGCGTGATAATTTTATCGTCCGGCGTGATCTTGCCAGTCCTCAATTGTCGCACTGTAGTTCTACAACCGAAATGATTAGGAGGATAGAAACGTTTTACCATCGGGTGATCAATAGGAACGATGACACGATCAAGCGGCCTGCAAATGTCTGAAGTGCGATTGTCCATTACTACATCGAACTGAATGAGCGGGAAGGTTTCGGCATTCTTTTCAATGTCAATCCATTTACCGGCCATCTGACCTCCGGCAACAGCGAGCTCATACTCCGTCTTGAGCCACGTCTTCATGTACCTCTCATTGATCGGTTTTGCAGCGTCCAGGAACTGCTCAAAAGTTCTTAACTGACCTTCACCATCCAACAGCGCATCACTCAACTCCCGCAGCTGGGCGTAGTTCTTTGCCGCGCTGAAATGCCATACGTTTTCTTTCAGTTTGGTGAGCATGTTATAATCGGGCGTGTCATAATCAAGCGAACCAATATCAGAACCAAACCCTTCAGTAACTCCCTTCCACAACTTATCGGCGAAATATTTTGTGATGACCTGATTGAGTGTACCGTCTGTGCCTGAAGTATGGTAAAGCTCGATAAGCAATAAACGCAATGCATCATCAATGCCATCGTCAGCAAGATTTACCTCGCCATGCTCATGATCACAGCAACCTTTGTAAAGGTCTTCCAACTGATTGTTCATTTCCTCCAAGGCAATGCCGCTCAGCCCCGATAACTTTCTACTGATCGTTACGGGGCTGGGTCGAAAAAATCAGCGATGGTTGTGCGCAACTTTTGCCAATAGTTATCACTCAGTTTGTCACTCTTCGGTTTAGCCGGTTTTGCCTTTTTGTCCTTGGGTGCTGGCGGCTCTGGAGCGGGATCTTCTTTTTGCTGTTGCAAGGCCAATTTATCGGCTTCCTGTTTGGCTTTTAGCTCATCGTAATTCTCAGGCTTTTCGATGCCAAACGTTTTATACACGTAGTCATCACTCACAGGAACCTTATACGTTTCAATTACGATCTTATCAACTTCAGCTTTGGCTCTCAGTTCGGTAAGATCAATTTCTTTTTCGTAGGCAAAGCGACCACCCTCAACGTTTAGTCCATAGCTCTTTAATATGGCCATGAACTTCTTTGAGTTGAGAAGGTTTTCAACAAACTTCAGATCGCTCTTCGTGATTTGTAATTGTTGCTTGCCATGTTCTTTGCTTTGCGCATAGCCACTGCTTGCGCTGGCCTGCGTTGTTTCGGTATTGCCGAGAATGACAATGCTGACCTGATCATCGAGGTATGACAGGAATTTGAATTGAAGGTTGCCATCGCCATTGCTCTGCTTGCCATCCTTCATTTCAAACTGTGCCTGTTTCGGGATCATCATGGCGAGTGAGCTTCCGCTTTCATCCAGTGTTTTCCTTAATTCGTCCTTCGTCTTGGTGTCATACGCATCATAATACACGATGCGAACGGGCTGACCGAATATTTCAATGTACTGAGCGTAATCGCCCAACGTGCCACGCTTGTATAGAGCATAGAGCGAAGCCTTCAGCAATAAACCAAGGTCTTTGTCTTCACCAATCACCCAGACGTTTGAAATTCCTTCGTATGGAATTCCTTCGTAATCTGATTGCTCTTTGGTAATGACCTTTATTTCCGGTTTTATATGCTTACGTGGAATTTCCAAAAATTCAATTTCAGCACCGGGCACAAACTCAAGCCCGGAAATGCCCCACAGTTTGCTTAAGATGATCTGTCGAATAAGCTTGCGGAAGTTGTTGCTTCCAATCACTTCATCCATTTCATCAACGTGCTTCTTCGCAGAATTTTGAAAGATTAGAGTTTTATTCAAAATGGCATCAATGCGTTTGTCAATGCATCCACTCACCTGTCCATCAAGTACAACATCATCATACAGATCATAAAGCCGTGTACGGTTTGGATAGTGTGGCCGCTCTGCTGAATCCAGGGAAATTCTGTATTCGCCAACATCTTTGTAATGCCTATTGGCACTAATCACATTCAACTCCTGAACAATGACCTTCGCGTTGGAAGCGGTTTCTTTGGTGATGGCTCTGCCCTTCACCCGGATTTTCTTTCTCTTTGACATAGATTAAAAATGTTGTCTGCGTTTTTTGTTGCTACTCCATTGCACCGTATTGTTTTCATTTCCGGGCGTGGCCGGATCGTCTGGCTTGTATGGCCATCCTTTCGGATCAACCTGACCTTTCTGCACTTTTTCCAAGTACTTCACAGCGTCTTCATAAATGGTTCTGAAGAGCTTGAGGTCTACGTTGGGATTTGCCAGCTTTATCATTTTCCAGCAAGCAATATCTTTCACCACATCTTTCAGATGCTCGTCTTCAACCGTTGGGTCGTCGGTATCGTCACCAAACAATGCCGCCAAATCGAAACGGCTTAAATATCCCTGAGCCTCACTGATCGCTGAGCTTATACCGCGCTCAACAATGGTATCCTGCTCTCGAGTGATTGAATCAATTACCTCTGCATACAGGTGTGTGTCGAAATCGTCCTTGGTTAAAAATGCCATGTTTAAAATCTTTTAGGGTTTGGCTTGCGCTTGATGCTATAAATTGAACCACCGGTGGTCATGATTTTATTCTTTGCGATGTAAACACCGCCTTCCACGGAGTCGGGGCCGTCCATTGTTTTGCTGTTTGGAGAAACGGACTTGAATTGTGTCTCCATCCTTTTCATGTGAGGATTCTCCTTTTCGGCCTCGTTCAAAATCATATGGCCAAGCCGGTTGAGCGGTTCAAGTGATCCCTCAATGCGGAAATACTTATCCGGCTTCACGCGATCGTCTGGAGTGATACCGAGCATGTCCTTGCGTTGCTCGCCTTCCTGATAGATCAAAGGCAAAAGAACCTGCTGATAAAAAGGGTCTTGCAGTGTATTGTTTTCAATGTAGACATACACTTGCGTTTGCCCCTTTACATAATCGCGGCATTCGTACAACCATTGAATGAATGTGCTGTTGGTTGTGATGTCAACAAAACACTTGTACAGGTAAAATTTTAAATCCTTATAACCGATGATTGACACGGCCTTGCAACTGTTGGTTGCTTTGGATTTTAAAGCGGGTTTGTCTTTGTTGGAAGGTGAAGGATCGGCATATATGATAACAAATGGCAAATCCTTCAACGGAGGACATTTACCGTATATCATTTCGGTAAACACTTTTCCCCGGCTGATCGGGTTATTGAAATACTCCTTCTGTCCTGATTCGTAACTGAGCAAGCCAAGGGCATCATCAATATCCTTTTCGGAATTTTTGGACGGCCATGTGCTTTTGCCATATTCGTCACGGATGTTTACCGTTTCATCGATGGTGGCGTATTCCTTGAAGCGTAGCGAAATGCAATCTTCAGCGATGACGTTGTTATCCACGCTGATCACATAATCCTTACTAATATCCACTGTAGGAAGAACGGCTTCCTGACACCATTTGAAACGTTGATCAACACGATCTGCATTGCGGCAAACCTCATCATCGTCAATATCATCGAAGTCGATAATGTTTACACGAAGTTCTTCGAGCTTGCTACCTCTGGGGTTTTGTTCAGCACCAACAGCCCGGAAAGTCTTCTTCGTTCTGGTTGTAAATTCTTCCTCCTTCCAGCTACCAATGCGCTCCTGAGTGCCATAGTCATTGATAAGTCTTTGATTGGCCTCTAAGTTTGCTTTGTATGGTGCAAGCAGGCGAATGGCATTGCCTTCCGTTTTACTGACCATGAGCATATTGGTTGGAAACTTCTGCGCGAATGATTTATAAAAATGTTCGAACATACGGCGTGTTGATTTGGCCGTACCCCGTGCCCAAGCTCGCCGGTGAATACCACGTTTCATTTTCAGAAACTTCTTTGTGCTCTTTTCGTGAAACTTTGCTGGCTCAGCAAAAGAGTATTTTGGGAAGTAGTATTTAAACCATGCTTCGGGATCAGCTTCGAGCACAGCGATGCGCTTTGCCTTTTCGCTTTCCGTTTCATTGATGTCAACAGGTGTGCTGTTTCGGATTTGCTCCAAAAATTCATCCCATGACAGTAAGGCTTGCTTGTCTGTCTTCTCTCTCATTTTTTAATACTCATCTGAATGAAGCTGTTCCACATATCCGACATTTCCATTACCTGCTCGAACGTGCCAACCTTTTGCACGTACTTGATAAAGCGGATACCGCTTTCAATCAAATCGGCAATAGCCAAATCGCTCTCCAGATTTCGTATTGATGCGGTGAGTTTGATTTGAATATCTGACTGCTTAGAATCGGCGTGCTTTGTTGCGCTGGATTTGATAATCGTATTTAACGCCTCCAGCTGCTCGTATAGGTTACTGAGTTCCTGTTCCTTGGTAATGAGTAATCGCTTGCGCAATTCTTTCCAATTACCATCGTTCACCCAGCTGCTCATTGTCTTCTCTGTGACATTGACGCGAGCCGCAACAACTTTCTGATCTAAGTGTTCGCGAGTGAATAGAATTTTCGCGAGATACTTCTTGTCTTCGATGTTTTGTTTATCTGCTGCCATTATGCAAAAATGGCAAGGGCATACTCTACTTAATAAAGTAAAAAGCATGACGGTGCAATGACTGCACCGTGACGGTTGTGGTTATGTACCGTTATGAAAAGCCGATTTGTAAAGGGCTTTTGCTTCGATTCTTTTTGTGTCACAAAGCAACGCAAAAAAAACTGAATCGAGCAAATGGCAGGCAAGCAGAAAAAAATTGAGAAAGAATTTTTACTCACCGATAACTCGGTGAATAGCTATGGCTTTCGCTTGCTTACTGAGGGCTGTCTAATTGACGAGTACAAAAAGAATCCTATCGGCTATGGCATGCATCGAAGAGACGATGGTGTACTTGTTCGCTGGGAAGACTTTCGTTTGGAAGGTGACAAACTTTATGCAAAGCCAGTCATCAACCTGAGTCATGCAATGGGTCAACGCACTGTTGATGAAATCGAAAACGGTTTCCTGAATGCAGCAAGCGTAGGGCACATCGTAGTTATCGAAATGTCTGAAGAGGCATCCTTGAAACTTGACGGACAAACAGGCCCAACGATTACCAAATGGTTTAATCGTGAGTGCAGTTTGGTTGATGTACCGGGAAATTTTAATGCGCTTGTAAAGCTTTACAGTATCTCATCATCTGGGATTGAGAAGGAAATCAATCTCGCAGACTTTACCACTAAAAATCTAAATCCAACTATGGAAAAGTACACTTTAAACGCCGCTCAAATCGCGGCCATGAATTTGAAAGCCAATGCCACCGAAGTAGAAGCCGGTGCAGCATTCAACGACTTAGTTGCTAAAGCCGCAAAAGCTGAAAAGCTTCAAGGTGAGATCAATGACCTGAATGCTCAGGTATGCAAAGACAAAGTTGAGTCATTATTGACTGCGGCTTTAGCAGCAAAGAAGTTAACCCAACCACTTGCCGACAAGCTGAAGGTTGATTATGCAACCAATCCGACCGGATTGAAGAACCTGATCGATGCTATGCCAGCGGCTACATCTACTGAAGGTGAAGTTGCAAAGATTCTGTCTGTGGCACTTGCTGCCAAGAAGATCACCCAGGAAATGAGCAACAAGCTTGCGATTGACTACAAGGACAAAGCAGATGAGTTGAAGAACCTCGTGGATGCAATGCCAGACTACAAGGGAATCACTGGCCAATTGAATGGTGGTGGTGCAGTCGGCAGCGAAAAAAGAATTGCTGACCTGAGCGCGAAATCATTCGATGACCTAATGGAATCAGGTGAGAGCGAAGAGCTTGCTAAGCTGGCTCCGGAAGTTTGGAAGGAAAAGAAAAAAACTGCTACGGCAGAGTAACATAAACCCCTAAAGACCTTGGGTGGCGATAGCATCAAAGCCCAAGGCACGAAGGGGATTAATGATTTTTTAAAACGCTAAATTTTTTAAACTCAAAATACTATGGCAGTACAAAGCGAAGTATGGGTAAAGTACATCATTGGCCGTTTGTGGAAAGACAATCAGTTTTTGAAGTACGCCTTCAACGATGACCAATATGTAGTTGGTGGAAGCAAAAACGGGAAAATCGTTCACATCCCTAATCCGGGCAGCAAGCCTGTGATTGTAAAGAACAGGTCTTCTTACCCTGCGACAGCAGTGCAAAGAACGGATAGCGATGTTTCATACTTGCTTGACAAGTACTCATCTGATCCGACACACATCGAAGCTGCGGACACGATGGAAATCACTTACGACAAGATCGCAAGTGTATTCGGTGATCACGCAGGGCAATTGGTGGAAACCGTTGCTGATGACATGATCATCAAATGGCTGACGGGCATTGCTGCTCCAAACATTGTGCTTACCTCCGGCGGAGCCAGTGCGCTTGGAAATGTAACAGGCCAGACAGGAAACCGCAAGGTAACTGTGGCTGACGATTTGAAGAAGGTTGGCCTTGCCATGAATCTTCAGAACGTGCCAAAGGCGGATCGTTATGCGTTGCTTGAAAGCAACATGATGGACGAACTGACCACGAGCTTAACGGCCACTCAGTATCGTGACTTCTCTGAGTACATGGATGCCAAGGAAGGTATTGTTGGCAAGTTGCATGGCTTCACTTTGATGGAACGTAGCAACGTTGCCATTGCGGCGATCACCACCAACACCATCGATGCCCTGGGCGGAGCGGTTGCAGCTGATGACAACACCGTATCAATGTTCTGGCAAAAAGAAGCCGTAGCACGGGCACTTGGAGAACGTAAGTTCTTCGAGAACAAAGATGATGCCTTGTATCAGGGTGACATCTACTCGGCTCTATTGCGTGCCGGTGGAAGACGTAGACGCGCTGATAACAGCGGTGTGGTAGCTCTAATCAAAGCTGCTTAAGAAAATAACTCCCCCTATAATCGATTCCCGGTGAAAATCGGGATGATGAAAATGGAAGGCTCAATGTAAAAGTTGAGCCTTCCTTAAACGGGAACTGAATGGCAGGTAAAAACGAGGAGCTTATTGACCTTAACAAGCTGACGCAACGCGAACTTCTTATACTCCTTCACCAAGATGTGAAAGAACTAAAGGAAGGCCAGAAGGAAGGTAAAGAGGAAATCCAAGAGTTGAAGATTCAAGTGAATAGCCTTGAAACAAAAAGCAAGGTGTGGGGCGGAGTGATCGGATTCTTTACTGCAATTGGAACTATATTTTTTGAAAAGCTTATCAAACCATGATCAAATTTTTAAAACGATACAACGAACTGTGGCTTGCGCCAATTGCATTCGTTCTCTACCTGATCAGTCCTTACATACTGCACACGGTGGATGAAACTGCGGCAACGTATGACATCGCTGTGTTTCAAAAAATGATTTTCGGATTGATTGTATTCAGCTTCTCCACACTGAATGTGTGGTTTGTTTTACGGCTTACGTTTCCGGGTATTTTCAAATACCTCACGGAGCAATTCGATACAGATTTTTCAACCTTAACCCCCGAACAAAAATGGGAAAAATTAAAACTCTCTTTCTCTGTCTTAGCCTTGTACTTGTTGGCAATGCTATTGGCTATGCAAGTCCTGTAGCCGATACCGGCAAGGACGAACTGATTCAAAAAGTTTCTGCCACATACACCTCTCAAATTGGTGTGCGTGAATTGACCGGCCACAATGATGGCGTGATGGTTGAGAAATATCTCGCTACCACAGGCTTTGCAAAAGGTTATGCATGGTGTGCCTCGTTTGTCTCCTGGTCATTTAATGAATCTGGCGTTACGGCCATTAAAAGTGCATGGGCACCCAGCTGGTTTCCACCCGATAAAACAATATTCATTCGAGGGAAGCTGAATAAAAGCAAGCCCGGCAAAGCTGATGTTTTCGGATTGCTGTACACCACATTCACACCACCACGAATAGGCCATGTTGGGTTTATTGATGGTGAAGATGGGGAGTACTACATCACTGTAGAAGGCAATACCAATTCGGCAGGATCGCGAGAAGGTGATGGCGTATATCGAAAGCGAAGATTGAAGGCCAACATCTATAAAATCAGTCGTTGGGTCTAAACACCATTTAACAACACACAATATTCAAATGCGCGGAATTTTTTTCATAGTTTTTGGTTTAGGGCTCCTGTTGATGGTGTCTGGTTGTAGCCCAAAGGTTGCAACTGGCACCACTTCAGAAGTAACAGACAGCACGACCACGCGCTATGTTCCGCGCATTGATACTCTTTACCTTCCCGGAGAAAAGGTAACGCTTCCACCTGTATACATCGAGTGCGATTCCATCACCAACAAGCCCATACCTAAAAAAATTAGCGGCAGCAATGGCCGCGCTCATGTTGGAGTTGTGATTGATGCCACGGGTAAACTTACAGCCACCGGGTCATGTGACGAGTTAAAAAAAATAGTCCAATTAATGGACAAAGAAATTTACAGACTGCGGCATGAGAAGAAGATTATAGTACCTCCGCCAGTGATCGTTTACAAAACGCATTGGTATGATGTTCCATCACGCTTCATTTCAATCATTACGCTGATTGTACTGGTAGTATACATTTATTTCAAAATCAAATAATCCAAACTATGGAAAAGAAAATTGCTCACTATTTCGCGACATACAAAGATTCTAAGGAATGCTTCAGCACTTCGAACGGATTTTTGTTTCACAAAGAACATGATGCGAAGGCGCATGCCGACACCCTTGGAGACAAGGAAGTTGAAAAGCATGACCGCAAGGATTATCCTGCGGTGAACGAAGGAGATGCCGACAAATTAGCCGCTGATGAAAAGAAGGCTGCTGATAAAAAAGCCGCTGACGAAAAGAAAGCTGCTGAAGGAAAATAATTCATTTCAATTTTTAAATCGACTTTCCAATGGGTAACATACCTAAAGTAACCATACTCTACGCCAACGGCAATCTTCTTCAGGATGTATCTGCCATTGATGGAATTGCCGCGCTGATGGGAACAGGCGTAACAGCTGGTCTCCTGGGTGTGCCAAAGACGGTGTTTAATCTTGACGATGCTGTGGCTCAAGGGTTCACTGAAATAGCGGAACCTGCAATGTATCGGCACCTGAAAGAATTCTACGGTGAAGTAGGAGGAAATCAGGAGTTGCACATCATGATCGTGGCTGACACGGTTACGCTGGCTCAAATGCTGGATAATACCAATGCAAACGGTGCTAAGAAACTGGTTGCAGACGGACAAGGTAAAATTCGTTTGCTGGGTGTGTTTAGAAAGCCAGTAGGTGGTTATAGCGGTGGAGCTAACTTTATTGATAGCGATGTAACCACCGCCATCACCAACAGTAAAGTTTTTGGTCAGGCTCGCCTTACAGAATTAGCACCGTTAAGAATCCTGATTGAAGGACGTGTGCAAAATCCATCGGCTGGTAACACGCTGTTGCCCAACACAAGCACCAATGGCTTTGCTGCTGTTGTACTTGGTGGAAGTTTGAACGATGGTTCAGCATCCGTTGGGTTGGCTTTGGGCCGTGCTGTTGCATATCCGGCTCACGTGAAAATTGGTAAAGTTGAAAACGGCCCTTTAACGATTGCAAATTGTTACATCGGTGACAAAGCATTGAAGGACGTTGCTGCTCTTGACACATATCACGGCAATGGCTTCATGACTTTTGTAAGTCATCCACAAAAAGCAGGTTTCTTCTTCGGTATCGACCGCATGTGCAGCATCGATGATTATCGTTTGCTTGCCTATGGCCGTCTGGTTGACAAAGCCGCTGTAATTGCTACCGCTACTTATGTGGAGCAAATTGAAGATGAAGTTGATACAGAAGCCAATGGAAACATTGCTTCGTACGTGGTGAATGACCTGAAGAATCAGATTGAGCAGCAAATCAATGTTGCAATGGCCGCGCAGATCAGCAGCGTGGCGGCATTGATCAATCCAAATCAGAACATGATCAACACCGGCAAGCTTACCGTAAAACTTCGCATTCAACCGAAGGGCTACAAGAGCTTTATAGACGTTGAAATAGGACTTATTGCACCAACCGCTTAACTCAATAGCAAATGGATTTTAGCACAAATGATTGCTCATGGAGCAAAATTACTATCACTCTCCTGGGCCGTAAGATTACTGGCTTACGTGGATTTGAAGTGAAGGAAACCGTTGAGAAGGAACACGTATATGCCGCAGGTGATGAACCTGTCGATATTCAATCGGGCAACGCGAAGTATGAAGGTTCTTTCAAAATGCTGAAGTATGAAGTTGACTTGTTGAATGATGCGGCATTAGCTGCCGGATTTTCCAGCATTGTGCGTGTGCCTCACACCGCGATTGCCGCAACAATTGAGTACAAGAAAAACCTGATCGACAAGACACGCACTACGAGTGTTTTTGGTATTGCTTTCACTGAATCGCCGGAAGGAATGGAACAAAATGCGAAGATGCACGAGATCACGCTTCCTTACTTGGCTATGAGAGTGGTGCGACTCTAAAAATAGATAAATCAAAATCCCTCTTCACTGGACATGGAGAGGGATTAATTTCTAACCAATTAAAACCCTAAACCAATGATTCAAACAGAAGCAACAAAAGGCGAAAGCACAAAAGCGATTCGCAAACGCGAGAAGGAGGCCAAGGAAGCCGAACTAAAGAAATTGTGTGAAGAGCTTGCAGTATCGAAGTTTACAAAGGAACAGCTTGCCAAATGGAGCAATCAGCATAAAGGCCTCTGGTATCTTCCGGTATTGGAAGAGAACGGTAGTATCAAGCTGATGATATTGATGCGTCCCATTACACGAAGCATTCTTTCCTATGCTTCCACAAAAATTGAAGAAGAAGGTTTGTACGAATTTCTTGAAGCTGCAATGCGGGAATGTTATGTTGCCGGGGACATGGCAGTGATTGAGGATGATGAGTATTTTATTCCAGCAAGTCAGCAGTTTAACAAAATTCTGAAAGGGTACGAGGCGGCACTTTTAAAAAGGTAAGCGGAGCATCAAAGAAAGCCGAACGCGATGTGGTCGGCTTCCTTGAAACAATTGTAGAATACTACACGGGGCGCGATGCCTCCGCGATGAGTGATGAAGCCCTTTCTTTAAAGCTTGCTCATATCAAGAAAATCCGCAAGATCGAAGGAGATTCCAGTTTTTTAAAACAGTTGCTGAAGTGAACTTAGAATTTTTTATAAAGCTTCGTGAATTAGTTAGCAGCGGCCTTGTGAAGATGGCCAGTACTGCACAGAAAACCACGGCCTCAATACGTGGTTTTAATGGCACTCTCAGCCAAAGTTATGACACCATTGCACGGAAGGTGCGTGAGCTTGAAGGCACTATTTCCAAAAGCACTTCCGTAAAACAAATTCGTGACGCTCGCAGAGAGCTTGAACAACTAAACCGAATTGCTTCCCGCGCTCCTGGTAACATACAGGGAGCCGCAGGAAGTAGCGGTTTAATGTCAATGATACGGAGCTACATCGGGCCACTGGCCATCGCCGGTGCTATTGGTGGAATTTTCGGAGCGGGAGCAAAACAGGAATCAAGCCTTACAAGCCTTTCAACATTTTTAGGAAAAGATAAAGCACAGACGGCTTATTCCAACATCCGGCAGGATGCAATTGCAACACCATACGGTGTTGAGAGTTTATTGAACGTAAATCGTGCGCTGATTTCAACCGGCGTGAGTGCGGAGAAAGCGCGGAAGGATACGTTGAACCTTGCCAATGCGATATCAGCAACCGGAGGTGGCAATGATGAACTGATGCGCATGGCTGTGAATATGCAGCAGATTGCCAACGCAGGAAAAGCCACGGGCGTTGATATAAAACAATTTGCCTACGCCGGGATAAACATCTACGGAATTCTTGCAGCGGCCACAGGCAAAACCAAAGAGCAGGTGAAAGATATGGAAGTGACTTACGAGTTGCTGACGTATGCACTTGATAAAGCTGGCAAAGCCGGTGGTTTGTATGCTGGCGCAATGGATGCTCAAATGAAAACCGTTGGTGGTCGCTTTGCGATGTTCAAGGATAGCATTTCAATGGGTGCCGCTGATATGGGCACCGCCCTGCAACCATTCTGGCACGGTCTAATCGATTTGGGTATGACACTGACCAACACAATCATTCCGGCTTTCATTACAACCGTGACATGGCTGCGCGAAAATTGGTCTTGGATCGGTTTGCTTGCTTCAGTGGTTGGTGGCGCTGTGGTTGCTTACAAATCTGTAATCATTGCTACTCAGTTATGGGCTTTCGCTCAAACCCTGCTTAACACTGCAATGATGATGAATCCGGTGGGACTTGTTATTGCGGCTATTGCTGCACTTGTTGCCGGGATCATCTATGCCTACAAACATTTTGAAGGGTTCAGGAAAGTTGTGCATGGGTTGTGGGAGAGCTTTAAGCAGGTGTTCACAAACATTGGTAATTTCTTCAAGCAAATATTCGCGCCCATTTTCGAAGCGATCACAGCCTTTAAAGAAGGTCGTTATCTCGATGCCGGGAAAGCTGTTGCAAAACTTGTTTACAATATCTCGCCTGTTGGCCTTGCTGCCAATGCCATTGGCTTTGCAGCGAAGGGAGGATTTACAGCAGGTGTAAGCGATGCTTGGAAGCGCGGCCAAGCGATTGGTGCCGCCAAAGGAAATTCATCTGATGCGTCCACACCAACCGCAGCAACAGTGGGTGGAGCTATTCCAAGTTTTGCAACCGGAGACGATACAGCCAAAGGCATTGCAGGAGGTGGCCCTCGCATCATCAACATCAACGGAGTGAAGTTTGCCGAGAAGATTGAAATTCATACAACCACCCTGGATAAAGGTTTGGATGGTGTGAAGGAACAACTTGACGAGTATTTATTGAGATTGTTAAACAGTGGAGCGGCAGTGCAATGAGTTCAGTCATCTACGATCTTAACCAACTCTACAGACGCACTTTCGGTAGCGAGCCTTACGTGGTGAATGCTGAAAAGCAAGATGTATCTCAAGTATCCGGTTCGGCATTGACGGCTGAATATCTGGGAAAGGAAATCTGGTTACCTGTAAAATTTGTTGATCTCAATCCTGATGTATTCGGTGCAACAGAGGTGCTATTGCCGTATGCAGTAATGAAGATGTCGGCACAGAAGACAATCGTTAAGACTGCACTTCCTGAACGTAAGGGAACTGTGAAGGAGCTTTACAACATTGATGATTATTCAATTTCGATTAAGGGCTTTGTGATTGACGAAACAAACCGGATATGGCCGGAAGAGGAACTTAGCATTTTGAATAAACTTTGGTCGCTTAATGAAGCGGTGCATTTGGACAATGCTCTAACGAACATCTTTTTAGAAAAGGATACCCGAGTGGTGATCCAGAACCTTGAATTGCCAGAAGTGGAAGGTGGCCGCAAGCACATCCGGCCATTCAGTTTTCAAATAGTGAGCGACAGCATTTTTACTCTGGAACTGAACGCCAATGTTTAGAATGACTTCGGACATATTGATTGGAAACTTTAAAAGTGTGAAGCCTAACGCTGCACATTGGGAGCGTAGCGTTGACAACTTCAGCGACAGCGCAACGATAAAGCTACCAGCTATTGCCATGCTTAAACGCCTTGGAGACGAGTATGAAAGGGTTCAGACAGGACAACAGTTCAAGGAAGGTATGCAAGTGACCATCAATGCAGGGTATGACGATGTAAACGATTTGCGTTTTAGGGGATTTGTGAGACGGATAAATTTCACCATTCCAATGGAACTGGAATGTGAAGGATACAGCTATCAACTGCGGAAGAAGCTCGACTTCAACAAGTCGTATAAGAACACCACAGTTAGGAAAATACTGAATGATCTGATTCAGGGAACGAACATAAAATTGAGCAGCAAAATCCCAAACATTCCTTTGGAGAAAGCGGTGTTTCAAAACTGCACTGGCATTCAAGTACTGGAATGGTTTAAAGAGAAGTGTTTGCTCACTGTGTATTTCAATTTTGATGAGTTGTACGTTGGCATGCAGCAGCTTGAACCGAAAACAACAAAACGTTTTCGCCTTGGCTGGAATGTGATCAAGGACAATGAACTGAAATTTAATGATCAGAAGGAATTTGCGGAAGTACGCATTCAGATGGAATCGCGGAAGAAGGACGGCACAAAAGAGAAAGCTTTTGTGGGCAAGAAGGACGGACAGGTGAAGAAGCTGAAGAGCGTAATCAAAGACAAATCGGTTTTGACAGCCATCGCCCAGGAGCAACGCAATACCATCTTAAACCAAGGTTATGAGGGCAGCATTACAGCGTTTCTCGTGCCCTATGTTGAGCAAGGTATGGCCGCGCACATTGATGATGCCAAATACCCGGCACGTACTGGAAAATATTTTGTGACGGGTGTCACTGGCGATTTTAGTAACGGAGGAGGAAGACAAAAAATTTACATCGGCAACACTTTAGGCAATGGATAAGGCAGAACAAGTACGTAAGCTCTTGAAGAAGATGGCCAGTGAAGCCGGGCCAGACAACACGATTCTCGCGAAAGTGAAAAGCGTTAATGTCGGAGCCATGACGTGCGACCTGACCGATGACGATAGCGGATTGGATTTCTTTGATGTTCGTCTTCGCCCGGTGCTTGATGGAAAGGAATCAATCACAGTAGTTCCAAAAGTTGGAACGTGGGCACTGGCTGTGCGCATTGAGGGCGATGAGGATTGGATGGTGATATCAGTTGGAGAGGCTGATAAGTGGCGTTTGAAGATCGGCACAACTGTACTTGAGCAAAATGAAGTGGGGCTATTGGTACAAAAAGGAACTGATTCCCTGAAGGAAGCGATGACGTTGATCATTGAGGCGGTGAATGTGATTGTGATGACATCAGGCACTCCACCGGACTATATAAAACTGGGACAGGCAATGTTGAAGGTAAATAACCTATTGAGATGACAGACATTTTGATAGCTGATAACGGGACAATATTTGCCAACGGTGATTTGAACGTTGGTGATTGTGATGCGCAGAACAAACATTTTTTGATTGACTGGGCAAAAGGAAGCCTGAAGGAATTTCCGGCAACCGGCGTGGGTGCTGAAAGCTTTCTTGAAGATGAAGACCCAGCGGCATTTTTGAGAGAGGTGAGAACGCAGTTTGTTGCTGATGGATTGAAAGTGAATAAAATTGTTTTGGATGGAGGTAAAATAAAGATCGATGCCAATTACTAAAGTGCTATACGGACAGGATTTGAGCGACCTCGTTGACGAAGAGAAGATTTTCGAAGCGGCAGACCTCAATGGCATTAGCATTACCGATGTATTGACACCCGGTGTATTTCTGATTGTTCCGACCTCAACACCAAAGAAGTTGCAAAATGAAATAGTGTCGCAAGTTGTAAAACCCGTTACTGTAAAATCCTTTGAAGGACAAACATGGGTGGACTTGGTACTTCAGCAGCTTGGCGATGAGGAAAGGCTTTTTGAAATGTGTGACAAAAACAACGCTGGCATTACGGATGACCTTGCACCCGGATCAGTGATACAGTCACCGGATTTTGAGCCAGAAAAGAAAGCGATTGTAAACGCGCTGACGAAAGTGAAACCGGCATCGAACAACGTAGTAGTGGCCGGTGAGGATGTAGAAGAAGGTATTGAGTTCTGGGCAATTGAATATGAATTTATCGTAAGCTAAAACTATGGCAAGGACAATACCCGAAATACAACAATCAATGGTTGACGCAATACAGAGCGATGCTGTGCTTGCGCCTGTGGCCACCAACACAAGCAAAACCGCACGTTGGCGTTTATGGACGCGCATTGTTGCTACCTGCGCATGGTCGGTCGAAGTGTTGTTTGATACCCTTAAGGCTGAGATAAATGAAATCATTGCCAACCTGAAACCTCACAGCCTCCGGTGGTACGCCAATAAGGCAAAGGATTTTCAATACGGTTTTAATCTGATTGTTGACAGTGACACGTATGACAACACTGGAATATCTGATGAAGACATTGAAGAAAGCAAAGTCGTAAAATACTCAGCTGTTACGGAGGCGTTCGACGGTTCATTAAGAATCAAGATTGCTGGAGAAGACGGCGATGACCTTGCACCGATATCCGGGCCGCAACTGACATCTTTTGCGGAGTACATGAAACTTGTAAAGGATGCCGGTGTGAAGATCAATATTGTGAATGAAGAGGCTGACAATGTGAAAATGACATTGAAGATTTTCTACAATCCGCTTATCCTGGACGAAACAGGACAACGCATTGATGGAGCTTCCAGCACGCCGGTGCAAGACGCTGTAAAATCATTCCTGAAGAATCAACCGTTCAATGGTGTTTTTGTTCTTGCCTATCTGGTAGATGCCTTACAAAATGTGAGCGGAGTGGTAATCCCTCATGTGGTAAGCTGTGAAACTAAATATGCAGCATTCTCCTTCACATCTGTTGACGTTCAATATTTGCCTAATGCCGGTTATCTACGTTTTGCGGATGATGCTGATTTAACACTTGTGCTTGTACCACAAAGCCCTATTCAATGATCAACGTAAATCGATATATCATCAATTACACCAAGTTCGTAACGAGCAGAATACCTGTTAAAATCAGGTATCCGGAAATTGTTGCGTGGGTGTTGTGGCTTGCCTTGCCCATTGTAGTGATATACAATTTGCTGATCGTGTTTAGAAACTTTGTGTTGTACAATCTCACCATCACTCCACAAGTGGTGTACCTGCAAAAGATGCTGAACGATAAGTATGATGATGATGAGCGCAGGATTTACATTGAAGACGGTATATCATACCTCCCGTTGTTTTTGTATACACGAGGTGAGGAAAATCCGGTTTTCATTTACAGGCGTTCTGAAGCCAATCCCAAATACGTTTTTACACGGGGCGAAGTAGGTCAATCCACAAACGATTTTGTTGTGTATGTACCCAACGAAGTAGAGTTTAACGAGCAGGAAATGAGAACACTGTTGACAAGTTTTAAGCTTGCCTCTAAATCATTTAAAATTTCAATTTTTTGAGCTATGTATAAGAGAATAGACTTTAGCCAACTCGAAGGTTACCCACTGGATCAGGATGCACTTGATCACTTACAGAAAAGCTTCCGCGATACATTCGCAGGCATAAGCTTGTTTTTTGGCGATTATGTTTACATCAGCGGTGTAGCAGATTTAGGGGCCAACTATGGTGATGGATGGGTGGCCATCAACGGTGAGATATTGAAATTTGTTGGAGGCTTGAAGGCGGCTCAGATCGTTATTGAAGAGACAAGCGTGCCGCAGGAATTTAATGACGGAACAACGAAGAACGTTGAGATTACGAGAGTAGCTAAAAGCGGTAGTGCAGGGGGAGTAAATCATTCAGGGTTTGTTCGGCTTAAAAGCATAAAACAAATCATGGCTGATATTTTAGCTGAAGTCGGCGGACGAGAGGGTGGAGACAATGTATTGGAGGCTGCGATTATCGCGGAAGTAGCTGCGCGAGGTACGGCCATTTCAACTGAAGCCACGGCAAGGGTTAACGGCGATAACGCAGAGGCTATGGCAAGGGCTAATGGAGATTCTACGGAAGCAACTGCCCGTAACAATCAATTCGATTCATGCACATTGCGCAAGTACACAAGCACCTCATGGAACATGGATGTAAATCCATCGAAAGGGTTAACGATTGCCGGTTTGGACTTAACAAAGATTGTCACCTATTCCGCAACGGTTATTGACAATTCTGGAGCTGTAAAAATATCCCTTGGCCAAGGAGGCACTTACGAAACTTCTATAACAGCGGTTCAAGTTGGTGCCGATGTACTATTTCAAATGGGTAGGCCGAATTCGGGGTACTTTGATGGTGCTGGCTGGAATAATGCATTTGTCAAGTTGTTGATTGTAACTGAACCTTAAAGATTCCGAAATGTCAAAGCAATCAATATCAACACTCAAGAACTGGTTTAAGCGCGGTTTAAAGCCGCTCGAAGAGCAGTTTGCCCACTGGTTGGATAGCTATTGGCACAAGGATGCTAATGACATTCCAATTTCAAGTATTCAGAATTTGGAATCAACGCTCAACGATCTGGCCACCGTTGAAGCTGTTGAAGCATTGGACACAGCGAAGGAAGACAAAGCAAACAAAGGTCAACCTAACGGCTATGCTTCTCTCGATGGAGGTGGAAAAGTTCCGGCAGGTCAATTGCCTTCATACGTTGATGATGTGTTGGAGTTTGCAAATCTTGCAGCGTTTCCGGTTACAGGTGAAACAGGAAAGATTTTCATCGCTATTGATACTAACCTTTCATACAGGTGGAGCGGCTCAATTTATATTCAGGTTACATCTGTTCCATCGGATGCAAGCACATCGGTAAAGGGAATCGTTCAGCTTGACACGGACGGAAATATTCAAACCAACGCCAACAGTGGTCGCGTTGTTACATCTGGCAATTTGGCCGCATGGTGGACGTGGGTTAAAACACAGGCACAGACATTTGCTGCTGTGATTACATTCACATCTGCGCCACGATTCTCTTCCATGACTGCGAGTAAGTTCATGGCCGTCAACGCAACCAAGGATTTGATTGACGCGCCTTATACACCGGAGGACGCAAGTAAGAAAGATGCAACGGGTGGTTATGCCGGATTGACTCTATTCAAAATTAATTTCAAAAATGTAGCTAATACATTTACTTCCTTCTTCACAAACGTCAACACGGCTGCACGCACTTATACATTCCCTGACAAGGATATTGCTGTTGCCGGTTTGGATGATATACAAACACCATCCCCGGCATCGGCCACAGCAGCAGGAACAGCAACCTACACGGCATCACTTACTCCGGCCATTGCTGCATACGTTGCCAACCTCCGAGTTTTCATCAAGTTCACTAATGCAAACACAGGAGCTTCGACTTTAAACCTCAACGGACTTGGCGCGAAGGCTATAAAGAAAAACTCCAGCGACAATTTAGTTGGTGGAGATATTGTAGCCGGGCAGATTGTCGAACTTTTTTATGACGGAACAAACTTTCAGGCTATGGGCTTAACAAAGCTTATTGAGACGCAGATCGGAGGTTTGACACAAGACTCCGTAACACTATCTATTTACAAAGAATCAAACTTTGGCACTCCATAACATAAAAATAACATGAGTAAGAATTCAATCACATTCTTCACAAAAGACCTTCGCTGCAAGCCAACTCAGTTTCTTCCAGCGGATACAACAGTGGCAAAACAGATTTTTGCACCTTCAGCGGAAGGAAGCCGTGTTGATGGCATTATAATCACAAGTACCGATACGGTAGCTCGCGTTGTGCTTATTCAAATCAATGATGGTTCAGGTATTTCAAAACTTGGGCACATTAATGTTCCTGCGGGTGCTGGAACTGATGGCAGTACTCCAGCAGTTGCAGGGTTAAACCGTGGTAATTTACCTTGGTTAAAAATTGATGCTTCGGGAAATCCTTATGTCAATTTGAATAACGGTATGAACCTCGAAGCTGGTATGCTGGCCACGATCACGGCTGCAAAGCAAATTGACATTTGTATCCTGGGCGCAAACTATGATGCGTAAATTGTATGCACACTAATACAGAAGGTTGCAGTCCGTCATTAAGAGCCCAACTTGGCGTTGGGTGGAACAGAGCATTGCCTGCGCCTTTCTCTTTTGGTAGTGGTGTCCGTCTCGATGGATCAAACGATTACTTCAAGGCTTTTGGAAGTGCATTGATTGGTCAGAGCATTGCTACGCTTGGAGGAACAGTATTTTTTGAATTCTGGGTAAAGACAACAGCAGCTGGAACAGGAGCTACAACGTTTTTTGAAGTCGCTGATACCGTAAATAGTACGGCATTCTCATTGAGACATTCGAATTCAGGTGTAGGAAGTTGGACGCTTGGTAATTTCACCAGCGGACAATTCGTCGCTTTTACTGATGTAGATGTTGTGGCATTCAACGGCAATCCAATACACGTATTTATATCCTACAATGCATCAACGCTCATACTGACTTGCACAATAAACCGCGTAAGACCGTATCAAGCAACAATGCTTTCAGGGCCGCAAATTTTCTCTCAGTTGACTATAGGAAGCCGCAATGGTTCTGGGCCGCTTGCACCTGCTGCGTCTCAAATATTTGATGAGTTCCGAGTTTATAAGAGTACTCCATCATCTGGCATTTTAGGAACAGGTGACTTAAACCTTAACTACAACGGAGGCCTTGGAAATAATCCATCAAAGACAGAGAACTTATTGGCGTGGTGGCAATTCACTGAAGGTATTGCACCGGCTATTCTATATCCCGGTGGTATTCCCGGCGGTTGGACTGCTGGAGCTTACGGCATTAAAGACTCTTCACCGAATGGAGTTAACCTAATGCAATTGAACATGACAAATAACGCAACCCTTGGAGGCGTCCTTCAAGCTTTTTAAAAAACTATGAGCCAGTACGCATACATACCATCGAACAGAATTCCCGAAGTAACTCTTCAATACGGCATTGCCACTCCTACATCATGGCAATTTGAAAAAGATAGCCAGCAATATGGCGGAATGGAAGAGGTGCTATTCTCAACACAACAGAAGGCAGAGATTGAATCACTCGGTGGCCAGTGGTTTGAAAGTGCAGAAGCTTTTCAGAAGTGGTTGAATGATAGCAACGATTCTGCGTTCACCGTGATGCGCGATCGCCAATTTGGTCAGCTGATACTGAATGAATACCTCGCACAAAACCGTGCCTTGGCTTTGTCATTGAGTGACAACATAGCTCAGCTCACTAAGTTTGGCAGTGCAAAACAATTGCTTGAAACCGGAGCGATTACTTCAGTGCTGGCCATCGTTCAGGGTATTGCAACAGATGCCATATTCACTCAGGAACGTAAGAATTATTTCATCAACAAAATCAACGACTACTTAGCATGACCAATCTGCAAAACGGGGACATTATTTTAGTGAAGGTGAACACCTTCCGCAAGTGGTATACTTTTCTGCTGGCAAAACTCATTCAGATTTTTGACCGCGCCTACTATCATCACTGTGCGCTGTACATCAATGGCAAGATCAACGAAGCGGATGCCGGTGGTGTAGTTGTGCGCGATATGAGCCACTATAAAGGTGATGAGATTTGTGTTTTACGATTGATTCATCCCATCACAGAGCAAGAAGGAACTATTTACTTATCAACGGCCAGTGAGCAGGTTGGTAAGAAATATGACTTCTGGAGTACGTTATTTTTTCAGTTGATCTACCGTGTAACGGGCATGTGGTTCGGTTTCAGAAAGACCCATGCACAAAGCAGATTGTTTTGCAGCGAACATTGCATTCTGCCCATTCACCATTTGCGCGGATACTTTCCTAAACCCTGGCTAATCAGTCCAGGCGATTTGCGGAAGGCAAGCGGTTACTATTATGTAGCATTCGAAGGGAGACTATGATATGAAGGTATTGGGGGAATAAGCAACCACACAAAACCCAATACATACATGACAAAAACACCAATCACCTACTACGGTGGAAAGCAAAAATTACTCTCCACAATTCTCACCAAAATTCCCGATCACACTCTTTACTGCGAACCGTTCGTTGGAGGCGCGGCCATCTTCTTTGGTAAGGAGATAAGCAAGGTTGAAGTAATCAACGACACGAATAAAGAGTTGATCAACTTCTACCGGGTTTGCAAAGAGAAGTTCTTAGACCTTCAAAGCCTTGTGCGTATTACGCTGCACAGTCGTAGCGCACATCGTGACGCCAGCACCATTTACAACAATCCTCATTTATTCACTGACGTACAACGAGCTTGGGCAGTGTGGGTATTGTGTGCGCAATCATTCAGTTCAATGCTCGATAGCTCTTGGGGCTACGATAAAGCCAAGCGCACAACTACAACGAAGATCACCAACAAACGAGAACAGTTTACAGAGGAGTTGGCCATACGCTTACAAGATGCTCAAATTGAGTGTGCCGATGCCTTATACATTATTCAAAGCCGTGACGGTGTTGACAGTTTCTTTTATTGTGATCCTCCATACTTCAATAGCGACTGCGGCCATTATGGTGGTTACACTAAGGAAAACTTTGAGAGGCTATTACAGGCTCTCTCGGCCATCAAAGGGAAGTTCCTGTTGAGTAGCTACCCATCACCGTTGCTTATGAAATACGCCAAGCAAATGGGCTGGCATCAATGGAGTTTGGAAACGGGTGTAAGTGTGAACAACAAAAGCGGATACATGAAGCGGAAGGTTGAGGTATTAACGGCTAACTACCCGATATGATGTCTTTACATGACGCAGGCTTAGATGATTCCTTTTGAGCGACTTTAAGTGGTTTCTTCAGAAGCTTTTTTGCACAAGTATAGCCCGGACTGTTAAATGTAGATGCGACTCAACAAAAAACCTCATTACTGAGTGTCCGGGCTAATGGGAGAATAAGCCGAGATTGATCAGCAGTGAGGTCAAAAAAGATTTTGTTGAGTCGCAGGGCAAATATAGCTAATTTGATCGTTTCAGTATAAAACCGCTAAATTTGACGTGTCAAGAAAATGTACCGTTTCGTTTTTTTAAATGTGCCGTGTGGTTTTTACGATCTTGGTAGTCGATTTTTTTATTCGCACTTTCAGAAAACAATTCAATGCTCTCTACCCACTCCGGCGCAGCCGTTCCTGCATCCTTATGAAAGAAACCCTTGTCAGTA